TCGAAAAAAGGCGAAGAAGGATATGGCGGCAGCGACTGGGTCGATGAAGGAAGTGTATAACGGAAAACAGCTCGCCTATAAAGTTTCCATGAACTCAGTGTATGGATTCACAGGTGCGGGTAAAGGCATCCTTCCGTGCGTCCCCATCGCTCTACGACTACGTGTAAGGGGCGCATGATGATCGAGGAGACGAAGAATTACGTCGAAAAGAACTTCCCGGGAGCGAAGGTGAGGTATGGTGATACTGATTCAGTCATGGTCGAGTTTGACGTCGGGGAACGAACCGGTGAAGAGGCTGTCAAGTACAGCTGGGAAATCGGTGAACGCGCCGCCGAAGAATGTAGCGCCCTGTTTAAAAAACCTAATAACCTAGAGCTCGAGAAGGTCTATTGGCCGTACTTTTTGTACTCGAAAAAACGATACGCGGCAAAGTTGTGGACGAAGGGAAAGGATGGGAACATGAACATGGACTACATCGACATCAAGGGTCTTCAGGTTGTTCGTCGCGACAACACACCACACGTTCGCGAAGTGTGTAAAGAACTCTTAGATGTCGTCTTGACGTCGAACGATACCGGTCCACCTAAGGACCTCGCGAGACAGCGTGCGATCGAACTCCTTTCTGGGGATGTACCCAACGAGAAATTGATCCTGAGTCAGTCTCTTTCTGACTCGTACAAGGTGAAGGGTCAATCTGTTTCCATCTCGAGTCCGGAAAGTACTCACATCAACCAGGCACACGTCCAAGTTGTAAACAAGATGCGCGAGCGAAAGCCGGGGTCTGAACCACAATCCGGAGATCGCGTACCGTATCTACTCACGAAGACGGATGACCCGAAGGCACGGGCGTTTGAAAAGTCTGAAGACCCGAAATATGTAGAAGAAAACAACATTCCAGTGGATTATCATTATTACTTCGTGAATAAGTTTCTGAACCCAGTGTGTGATCTACTCGAACCACTCTTCGAGGATACGAAGAATGAAATTTTTGGTGAGATTATAGACAAACACAAACCCCCCAAGAAGAAACGTGCATCTAAAAAAGATAAGGGGTCGATCGAAGAGTTATTTAAAAACTACGAGCGTGGTGTGAATAAGGTATGAACTCCTACGAAAAAATCAATGCCATCTTCGACGAAGAACTCAAGACTCGCATAGGAGAAATATGTAGTGAGTACGCAGAAATCATATCGAAGAAGCACGGTATCGCATTGGATCTTCTTCTCAGGGATATCCCGACCGTCTACACTGGCAACATGTGTAAAGGTACAAAATCTGGTGGCATTCGGTGTACGCACAGGGGCATTCATAATGGGTATTGTGGCAAACACGTATCACAAGGTGAGCGTATACGACAGAGAGTCTGGGATCACACAAATATTAGAACGTCGAGTCCGGATATTATTGACTCGACAAAGGGACTTATAGATTTGAGGTCTATTCTTACTAATGAGTAAAACTGATATTCTGCTATCATCAATAAACACATTCTATGCCGACGAAAAGAATAAAACTAAGCTGCTGACTATTTTAGACAAGACGAGTGGTATCTCACTGAGAAATCTCGAGTGGTTTATCACAAACTATGCGAAGAAGAACCACACGACCTTCAAGACACAAGATGGTAAACTGTTCACCGTACATTGCGCCTATAAATCGAGTCTCGATGGATACAGTAAAAAACTCTTCGATCCGTTTTGTCGTTCGGAGAAGTTTCCGTATACTATTCCCGGGACATCTCATGAAATTCACACGACGATCGCGCAGTTAAATTTCATCAAATGGTGTATCAAGAACAACATCATCGACTATATTTCCAGTAACAAGTCTTCCCTGTTTAGTAAGAAATAGACATGTATCCCCTTTCGAATGAGAATGTTTGGTATCCAGTGTAATACATGTGAAGAGAGTAAGTATTAGACGACACGTCCACTTTTGTTTTATCTAGTTTGACCTCGATCACCGTTTTATCCGACTGTATCTGACTAAAATCCAAGTTTCCCGATGGTTCCACATTGATCGGATTCATCGAGAAGCTATACGTGTATATGTTACGGATGGGTCTGGAGAGACGGTTTCTGAATGGTACGTAATATTTGTAATAGTTGTGATTCGTATTTGTCACGTTCGGTAAACGATTTCCGTTTATAAAAAAACTGGCAGAATCCATGATAGGATCGAAGAATGTGGTCTGCTGATCGAAACTCAAATTTGACGAAAAATTAAACCGGTTCTGGCAAAAAAAGGCTTCCTGATCGCTCGTTTCTATCGCAACCACCTGGACGTAACCAGCTTGTTGGTTTCCTGTGATGTTCGTTCCTATCGCCACGCGTCGGCCATCGCCATTTAAAGACACGACATAACCAAAAAATTCATTGGGATACGCCCCCACTATGTCTATGCCGACCTTCGACCACTGTGAAGACGAATTGAGTGCGTACACGCGGACACGTCCACCGTTTCCGTACGAGCCTACGGCTATGCGAGTTCCATCTTTCGAGAACGAAACACTCGAACCACTAAAATCATTCGCGGCGTCACCGTGAATTGTCGCACCGATCTGTTTTAGTGTCATATCTTCTTGGTCGTAGTAAAATGCGTCCACGTAACCCTTATCAGAATTCGCATTTGGCGCGCCTACGACGAGTCGCACACCATCGTTCGTCAAGGATACCGAAGAACCGTATTTGTCTCCGACGGCGAGACCATCGATATCGGCACCTATCTGAGACCACGTACTCGCACTGTATGCGTACACGCGAGCATGTCCTCGGGAACTATCGTGGTCTGGAGCACCGACGACGAGTCGATCTCCGGTTCCGGATAAAGATACAGAATAACCGAACGCATCACCAGTCGCGACTCCGTCGATGTCCGCGTCCAATAGGTTCCACACACCTCCAGAATATTCATACACGCGAACGTGTCCTCTCGCACTGTCATGGTTCGGGGCACCGATCGCGACCCGGTTTCCGTCACCGGATAAAGATACAGAAGAACCGAACGCGTCACCGACGTTTACGCCATCTATATCAGAACCCAGCTTCGACCACACGGTCCCGTCGTACGCATACACACGGACGTGTCCTCTCGCGCTGTCATGGTTTGGGGCACTAATCGCTACGCGCGTACCGTCACTCGATAAAGAAACGACACTCCCGAAGTGGTCGTCGGAAGCTTCCCCGTCGATATCCTGACCCAGTTGGCTCCACGCGTTATTCACATATTTAAACACGCGCGCGTGACCACGGTTGTCGTCATACGTTCCCGTGGTTCCATCGTTTTTTGGGCCACCCACAGCCACGATCGTTCCGTCCGACGAGAAGGAAGCCGTTCTCCCAAATTCGTCACCCGCGGACTCCCCGTCTATGTTCGCACCCACACGAAACGGTTCGATTCCAACACTCTTCGCCTCATTTTCAAAGTTTGTGTTTCTGAGAAACCAATGGATACACTTGACGGGAATATTCGGAACGAGATTGTTTCTGATCGTATCCTTCGTGAGTTCACTGACGGTCGTCGGGTGTTTTCGAACGAGATCCGTGACAAGTTTTTGAGGTTGCGTCGCGAAGTATTGACGTTCCATGGGGTTCAGTGTGATTTCCTCGGTGATGAGTTTAAACGTGTTCACGTTCAATACGTCTGTGGTATTAGTAAAGAACGCCTGTCCGTGAAACTCGAGCTCGAATATGATTTTTTGACGATGGATCGCACATACGGGAAAATAGGGTCGATTTGGTTTGTTCGAGCTGTATTCATCACTCGCATATTTACGCGAAAAGAAAAAGTGTAGAGGAACGACTAGATTCGTTTCGTACGCGGCGATGTGATCCTTCGGTATAGATTCATCGTATCCTATGTTTCTATTTACAATAAATCTATTCGCCACTTTTTCAGAAATTTCGAGATACAGTTCATCGTAGATGATACCCCAATCGTCATGAATCTTCTCAACTTCTATGTCGTCCACGCGCATGGTGATACTCTTAAGAATGTGTCTTCCGAGTTGATCCGCGTAATTCCCGTTCGTGAGTCCAGGCATCGTTATACTCAACCACATGTTACTCAAGAGGTCACCCATGTTTGTCGGTTTAAACTCCACTTTAATCGTTTGTCCGAACGGCCATGTGGTATTCACGCCGGGATTGAGGACGGGATGAGACCTGTGATACTTTCTAAAGTCTGCGTGTCGTTTTGGGTCATAATTAAAAAACGAATCTTCTGGGTCTTTGGAAAGGAGGTGTGTATCCTGCTTTCCAATAGCTTTAAGTGAAATCTTAGCAGCCTCACCCATATCTACTAACTGCTTACATATTTTTAATATCCGTTTTCCACATCGTCACGTGACTCGTCTTTAGCATTCTCTCCAATTCCACATTCGCCTGTCTCGCCTCATCCATCAAGGCTTTGACGCGCTCCTCCGTATACTCGACCGTCTTGATGTTGAGTAGGTAGTCCCACGATCCATCAATTTTTGGAAACATCGTGGACATCTCCTTTTCGAGGTCCACCTTCTTCCTCTTGAACACCACCAACTTTTCTTCGATGACCATGGAGACAAACCTCGATTTGTGTCCGCACAAATCTGCCCGCTTTTCGAGTACATCGATGAGGTGCGCCTTGCGCTTCTTATAGTGTTCGAGGCGCAGTTCCACAAAGTCTTTGAGAATCGCTTCAGGACTCGCATACCTGTGAATACCTCGAGTGGGATGGAACAGGTGCATGTTCGACGTGTGAAACGTCTTTCGCATCTTGAGATCCTTCACGAGATCTTTACCATTGTACCCGAAGATTTCGAAATCTACATCTTCGGTGGTGCTGTTGTTCGTGTAGCTGGTGATCATCTTCTTCTCCATGAGGGTATCCAGATACTCCTTGTAGTCCTGTGTCCACCGACCGGGTGGAAGTTCAGTCACTTTGAGTCGCGATCCTGTATCTCTCCAAATCCCTTCTGTGATCCATGAGCCATCATCCTTGAAAACCTTACCCTTGAATCCCCTGAACCATGGTTTCATCTCCACCAGTTCTTCACCCGAGAGCATTCTCTCGATGTTTTCCTTAATGTCTTTGGGGTTGAATGGTGGGACGTAACAACTGAAACCTGTCCCGATACCCTCTGTACCGTTCACGAGAACCATAGGAAGGGTGGGTACGTAAAAGTCTGGTTCGATCGAGCGACCATCGTCATCCAGATAATTGAGGATGGCATCATCCTTGGGATCAAAGAGTTTTCGAGCCTCCTTGGTGAGCTTCGTGAAGATGTACCTCGTCTGAGACGCATCCTTACCACCCATGAGACGCGTACCGAACTGACCACACGGCTCGAGAAGGTTAATGTTGTTGGACCCCGTGTAGTCGTTCGCCAACTTGACGATCGTCTCCGCGAGTGACACTTCACCGTGGTGATACGCACTCTTCTCCGCCACATAGGCTGCGAGCTGGGCCACCTTCATCTCAGCCGTCAGATTCTTTTGGAAACACGAATACATCACCTTACGCTGAGAAGGTTTGAGACCATCCGCCACGTGTGCGATCGAACGTTTGAGATCCGCCAACGAAAAGTTGACAAGATCCTTGTGTACGAAATCTGTGATTGCCAATTGTTTCACGTTACCGTACGCAATCTCGAGCTGTCCCGAATCCTTCGCGGTACTCTCGAGAAGCCATGACTTTCGGGCATCCGCCTTCTTCTTGTCGAACGCGAGGACGATGGAATCATCCGTCATGGTATCCACGTCAAATTTCACTGTGAGATCCTGAATCTTCTTGAAGTATTCACGAGCCTCCACTGATGTAGAAGTACCGAGACCCTTGTAATACTTGATCTTCCATCCAGCTTTACCCGAACCGTACCACGTTCTGAAGGCTGAGTCGGTATAGAAAGACTTCGTCTCCGAACCTTTGGTCGCCTTGATGATCGGAGTCACCATCGATACCACAAAGTTGAGTTTGAGAAGTGAGGGCCAGAAATAATGAATCATGTTGAGAATGAGACCTTTGATGTGGGAACCATCGTTATCCGCATCAGTCATGATCATGAGACGACCGTATCGGAGTTCGGAAACATTCGTGTACTCCTTTCCTTGTTGAAGACCCAAAATCTTCTTGAGGTCATTGAACTCTTGATTTGAGGTCAACTGAGCCACTGAAGAGTCTCGCACATTCTTACACTTACCGCGAAGTGGAAACACACCATAGTGGTCTCGACCCACCACAGAGAGACCAGCGACCGCCAAAGTCTTGGCCGAGTCACCCTCTGTCACGATGAGCGTACACTTCCCAGATTGTGCCGTACCAGCCTTGTTCGCGTCATCCAGTTTGGGGATGCCAGTAATCTTGGACTTTCGAGCACCGTCCGTCTTCTTGAGCTCCTTCATCTCCTTGAACTTCGAAAGTGCCGTGAGTTCATCCGCGATACCAGTCTTGAGAACATTCTTCACAAAGTTTTTGGGTGGTTCAAACTTGCTTCCAAAATCGGGAGCCTTCGAGGTACACTCAGATTTGACCTGACTCGAGAAGGTTGGGTTCTCAAGGGTTGCCTTGACAAAAATTGTAAAGGTGTTCTTGACTTGTTGAGGCTTCAACTTGATCTTCTTCGCCATATCCTCGATGATCCCATTGGCGACGAGGTTCGCGACGTGGTCGACGTGGGTACCACCCTTCATGGTACAAATACCATTCACGAACGAAACTTGTTCCATCCCATCACCGGATGGCCCGATACACGCAGACCAACGATCACTGGTAAATGACGCCACCTCATTCACACCTTCGTACATCTTGGCGTATGCCTCGAAGTTCTGTTTGGGAAGGACATCCCCATTGAGTTTCACTTTACAGTTGGAACTCGTACAGATGTTCGCATCCCAAACGCGTTTCTCAAAAATCTTGTAAATGGTATCATCCATCTTGGACATTCCAAATCTCTTCCAATCTGGGATGAAAGTGATCGAGACTGAAGAAGTCGCACCGGAGTGTTTTTTGATTTTTGGCTTTTCACACGTTGTCATGTTGTTCGACCACTTTTGGGTATACGTCTTCTTCTCTTCACCAT